AGATGGATGCTTGGGAAGTCATTGATGCTGGCGACTTAGGCTATTGCGAAGTGTTTGATTTTAAGTGTGCTTCCAAGAGGACTTGTGAGGCATGGATTAGTGGTGGGCCAATAACCGAGGATGAATATGATGGGAACGACAAACCAACAAGCGATGGAAATGATGCAGAAACTTATGCAGAAGAAGACTAAACCTGCATCTAAGCCTATGCCTATGCGTGGAGAGCGTACTGCTAAAAACGCAGCAAAGAAAGCCAAAAAATGAACGGCTTGTACGCAAATATCGCTGCGAAGAAGAAACGCATCGAGGCTCAAAAGGCTGCTGGGAAAACCCCAGAGCGTATGCGTAAGGTAGGCTCAAAAGGCGCACCGACTGCGGATGCGTTCAAGCAAGCAGCTAAGACTGCTAAAAAGAAATGATTAAACGAGGGTCAGAGCAGTTTTCTGGCTACAACAAGCCCAAAGCTACTCCTAACCATCCCACTAAGTCTCACGCTGTTTTGGCTAAGTCTGGTGAGGATGTAAAGCTAATCCGCTTTGGTCAACAAGGGGCTAAAGGCTCACCTGATGGCACGAAGCGTAACGAAGCGTTCAAGGCTCGTCACGCTGAGAACATTGCCAAGGGTAAGATGAGTGCAGCGTATTGGGCTAACAAGGTTAAATGGTAACTAATCATGGCAGAACTAAGGGCTACTCCGTACGCTAACCCACTTACAGGGTTGTCCAACGATGCTATCCAAGGCTTGCTTGCTTTCATGCAAGATAAGAGGCGTACTCAGCAACTGCAAGGTCTGGGTAATTTGTTGGAAAGCACAGGAATCCCTAAGACAATAGAACGAGCAGCATACGCAGATAGTCCTAGAGGCTTGCTAGACGCATTGACCAACGTCAACAGGGCTAACGTACCATTCTTAAAGCCAGAGACTGCTGAAGCATTGCTAACCCTGTCGCCAGTACCATCAGGTGCAAATAAGGCAGCTATGGCTGCTGGTAGAGCAGGTGAGCGAGTAGCTGAGAGAGTAGTGCCACAGATTCTTGAGCGTGGTGGATTACCTGCTGAAATGTTGCAGGGCATGGCTCAAGGTACGCAAAGTGCCGTCTATCGTCAATCAACGCCATTAAAACCTGACCCCTCTGTGGGTAAAAGATTTGAGCGTGAGTTTATGGGTGGATTGCTAGACAAAACACCACTTAAATTAGAAGATTACCAAGGTTCAAGCGTAATGATTATGCCTTGGGATAGCACAAGCAGAAATTATAAAATTCTTGGCGTATCTGACGAAGCATTGGCCAGCCCAATCATTACTCATGGTGGCCAAGATTACGCTAGAGACTTGGCGCATATTGAGCAGGGCATTGCTGGCGCATCTAACTTGGGTATTGCAAAGCGTATCCGTGACAGAGACAAGATGGCTCGAATGGAGAACTTAGAGGCTGGTGGCACAGGTGAGATATTGCACCTACCAGTAACAATGGGTTCTGGCTCAGAGAACTTTTCTGTAATGCCTGTTGAGGTTTTACTTAACTTTGCAGACAAAGCAAACCTTTCAAAAGAATCTCTTAAAGAGTTTGACGACAGCATTAGAAACTTTAAAGTAGCCAAAGGTGTAGGCGAAAAACGTAAAGTAAGCTATCCATTCAAAGACTTTAAAGGAATTATGTCTGAAGAAGGCAGAATTCAGATGTATTCTGGTGAAGGCGTAGACTCGACAGCAGGTGAGTTGCGTAAAGCAATTACGGACAGGTTCTATTTAAAAGAAAACCAAGAGAAGTTTGGCTTTAACGCTGAAGACGTAAGCGCAGCATTGACAGACCCTGCATTAGTTGGTGTGCCAAAGGGTTATGTAGGCAATACAGTAATTCTGTCTACGCCAGAAGGAATGAGTTTACGCCCATCAGTTAACAGAACATACAATACAGACTTTACTGGACAATACGAAGGCACACTTGGTCAAAGCCTACCAGTTGAAGTATTGCTGGCTGAAAAGTTTGGGTTGCTTGGCAATGAGTTCGCTGGCAAGACAGGCGACATCAGAAATATGATTCTTGGCGCACTTGAGAAGCGCAAAGAGGGTGTATCTCAAATTGTCGATGAGCCAATGATTGAGCGTTACTACAGATACCTAGCAGAACAAAAGAGCAAAGGTCTACTCGACTGATTCGTAGAGACTGAGAAGCATTGACTCTATGTTGCGCTTTGCGTCTTCCAGTAGGATAGACAAGTCATCGTTAGATAACTTCATGGCTTCTTCATCAAGGTCAATGTTTAGGACGCTTGGACTTGGTCTGTCTATGATGACTTTCATATTTACCTTTGTAGACAATATTGAACTATAATTATCTCACATTATTCTTTGTATAGCAACCTTGACCAACCCTAGAGGAGTCAAACAAAATGGCACAAGTCGGAAGACCAATAAACAAACTTCATCAGGAAGATGTACGCAAAAAGATTCAAGTAAGTCAATTACTAAATGTTTTGCAAAATCATGCACTTGGTGAAACTGAGGAGTTAAGTCCTACAAGGATGAAGGCTATTGAGATACTATTGCGTAAATCAATGCCTGATATGGCTTCAGTTACTATAAGTGGCGACTCAGACCAACCACTTCAGCACATCGTTACATGGGCGAAGTAATCGAAATTCCCTATAAGCCAAGGGAACACCAACTAAAGGTTCACGAGTTACTGGAAGGCAAACGCTTTGCAGTAGTAGTTGCACATCGAAGGTTTGGTAAGACTGTTGCAGCACTTAACCACTTAATCCGTGATGCGGTGCTAAACGAGAAAGAAACACCCAGATACGCTTACATTGCACCTACCTATGGACAAGCAAAGCGTGTAGCTTGGGACTATCTCGTTAAATACACTACTCCGTTAGGCGGTACTAATAACATCTCAGAGTTACGAGTTGACTTCTGGGGTAGGCGTATTCAGCTATATGGCTCAGACAATCCTGATTCCCTCCGTGGACAATTTTTCGATGGGGTCATAATCGACGAGGTGGGTGACCAGAATCCTAAGATATGGACAGACATAATTAGACCAGCCTTGACTGACAGAAAAGGCTGGTGTCTCTTTATTGGTACACCCAAAGGGCATAACCACTTCAAAGAACTGCGAGACAGGGCTGAGAAAGAGGATGGATGGGGATTGCTAGAGTTCAAAGCCTCTGAGACAGGGGTAGTAGATGACATAGAACTGAAGGCTGCTAAGAATGAGATGGGTGAGGATAAATACCGCCAAGAGTTTGAATGTAGCTTTGACGCTGCTGTAGAAGGCTCTTACTATGGGCAAATCCTTAACGAGTTAGAAGACAAGAAGCATATGCAAGAGATTCCCAGAGAGGAACTAAGCAGAACTTTTACTGCTTGGGACTTGGGAATGGGTGACTCTACGTCTATCTGGGTGGCTCAGTTAGTGGGTACTGAGGTCAGACTAATCGACTATTACGAGAATCACGGAGTTGGCTTAGACCATTATGTGAAGTGGATTAAGGACAATGACTATCTCAAAGCAGAGCATATTCTTCCCCATGACGTTAGGGTTAGAGAGTTAGGAACTGGTAAGAGCAGAATGGAAATGCTTGAGGACTCAGGGCTAGAGGTCAAGATTGCTCCCAGAATGGGACTAGACGATGGTATCCAAGCGGTAAGGCGACTATTGCCAAGGTGTTGGTTTAATGTACCAAAAGTGCAAATAGGTCTTAATTGCTTGAGAAATTACCGCAGAGATTACGATGAGAAGCGTAAGATATTCTTTGAGCGTCCATTGCACGATTGGTCTAGTCATGGCTCTGATTCTTTCCGCTACTTAGCCCTTGGATTGGATGAAGGACATTCAACGTGGTCTAAGCCTATTAACCAACTACCGAAATGGATTGTGTAATGTACGTTCAAATGCAGGGCATAAATTTAGCCCCCAAAGTAAAAGAACTTGAAAAACGACTTGAAATGTTGGAAAATGTGGTAAAAGAGTTACAATCCTCACCAAGACCGAAACTTGGTCGCCCTCCAAAGGATGCACATGGAAACGAACGACTTGAAGTCGATATTGCAAGCTGAGATTGATGACGCTATTGGCTTTATTGAGAGTGAAACAGTAGAGCAGCGCAAACAGGCTTTAGAAGCGTATCTCCGTCAACCTTATGGGAATGAGGTAGAAGGTAAGTCTTCAATCGTTACAGGTGAAGTTGCAGAAGCCATTGATGGTGCTTTGCCTTCCCTAGTCCGTATCTTTACAGGCTCAGATGATATTGTAGTTTTTGAGCCTCAAGGCCCGAAGGACGAAGCATCCGCAAAACAAGCGACACAGTATTGCAACTGGGTTTTTAGCCGTGATAACGAAGGCGTAGCCATTCTCCATGATTGGTTTAAGGATGCTCTGCTTCAGAAGAACGGCATCTTAAAAGCGTATTGGGAAGATAAAGAAGACATTACCAAAGAGCGTTACTTTGACTTGACTAACGATGAGTTAGCGATGCTGATGAGTGATGAGACTATGGAGATTGTCGAGCAAGATACGACAGAGTTTCCAATATTTGACCCAATGGGACAGCCAGTTATAGACCCTATGGGTGCGCCTGTGATGGGTGCTACTCATAACGTAGTTGTCCAGCAAAAGAAGAAGTCAGGCAAGGTAACGATTGAGAACGTACCGCCAGAGGAGTTCTTGATTAGCAAGAAGGCTAGAACTATTGCTGATTCACCTTTCGTAGCCCACAGGCAGATGTTGACTCGTAGCACATTGATTGCTATGGGTTTTAACAAAGACCAAGTAGAGAGTTTACAGATGGGTGATGCTTTGGCTTATACGCCAGAGCGTGTGGCACGTTACTCTGCTGGTGAGCAACCTTACCAAGTACAGACAGATGACCCTTCAATGCAAGAGATTGAAGTCTTTGAGTGCTATGTTAAGACTGATATAGACGGAAAAGGCATTGCTTCTCTAACTCAAGTTTTCTATGCGGGAAATGAGATTCTGCAAGATGAGAAGGGTAAAGAGATTATTGAGGAAACAGACTATGTTCCGTTCCACTCAATTTGTCCTATACCAATTCCGCACAAGTTCTTTGGTAACTCGTTGGCTGACAGAACAGTTGACCTACAGTTAATCAAGACCACTATCACTCGTCAGATGTTGGATAACTTATATCTGACAAACAACGCCAGAGTATTGGCTGTTGAAGGTCAAACAAATTTAGACGATTTGCTTACGTCTACAGCGGGTGGGATTATCCGTGTAAAGTCTCCAAACGCTGTTCAGCAACTTGTAGTTCAGAACGTGGCTTCTCAGGCTTTCCCAATGCTTCAGTATCTGGACACAGTACAGTCTAAGCGTACTGGTGTGTCTGATGCCTCACAGGGTTTAGACCCATCTATCTTGCAGAACGTGACTGCTGCTGCGGTTGCCTCAATGCAACAAGCTGGCGCAGGTAAGATTGAACTAATTGCTCGAATCTTTGCTGAGACAGGCGTTAAATCTTTGTTCAAGGGTATCCTTCACCTACTCTGTAAGTACCAAGACAAGGCTCGTTTAGTGCGTATGAGAGGAGAATTCGTAGAGTTTGACCCTAGAACATGGGCTAACCAATATGATGTGTCTATCAATGTAGGTCTAGGCGCAGGTAATCGTCAAGAGCAGATGGCGATGTTGTCGATGGTTCTTGCTAAACAAGAGCAGTTGATTGGTCAGTATGGCCCTGCTAATCCTTATGTTTCACCTGCTCAGTATCGTGGTACTTTGGGACGCATGGTAGAGATTGCTGGCTTTAAAGATAGTGCTGAGTTCTACAAAGCGATTACGCCAGAGCAAGACCAAGCGTTGAGCAATCCTCCTCCACAGCAACAGCAGATGCCTCCAGAGGTTCAAGCATTGATGGCTAAGACTCAAGCTGAGATACAAGCCAACCAAGCTAAAGCACAAGCTGACTTGCAGATGCAACAACAGCAGATGCAGATTGACATGGAGATGGCGCAACAGAAGGCTGCTCTTGAAATGCAGTTAATGCGTGAAAAAGAGATGGCTAAGTTGCAATTAGAGCGTGAGAAACAACAGGCTTACTTTGCTATGAAGCAACAAGAGTTTGAAGCAGAAGCACAATTGAAAGCAATGAAGATTGGTGCTGGCATTACATCTAACGTAGAGATTAGAGGTTAATTATGGCTACAGCACCAGTTTATTACACAGACCAGTTGGTCAAAGAATACATTGATAAAGAGTTCAAAGGTTTAACTGGTGATGCGCTTTATACGGCTGTAGCAAATGAAGCTGCAAAGCAGGGCGTTCCAGCAGAGCAAATTGGGCGTGTGCTTGGCTTTAATGTAGCTGTTGTTAATCAGTACGCAACTAACGTAGGCAAGCCACTTGTTGCAGAACAAAAGGCACTTGATACTGTCATTGATTATGCCTATAACACTCAGTTTGGTAGAGATGCTACGGCTCAAGAAAAGACTGAAGCTGTTAACTATTTAACTGGTGGTGGTACTTTTACTAACCAACAAAACTCTGTTCGTGGTACTGGAATTCTTAACCAAAGTTTAGAAGGCTATAACTACGATACGCAGAGCATTATTTCTGGTTATCGAAGCACACTAGGACGTAACCCTACGCAGACTGAGTATGTATCTGCTATGGCTACATTGGGTTATGACCCATTTAATCCTACTGTACTTGGTGAAGCTGGTAAGTTATCAGCTAATGTTGCTGCGCTAGAGAGTGACCCATTTGCAGGGCGTTACGCCAATGTAAACCCCTATGGTGTGTATGACCCTACGACACAGACTTACAAACTAGATACAACATTGCCTAACATTTCCCAGAATGTCCAAGGTAATAGCGTCCAGTTTATTAGTCCTGTTACACAAAGACCCATTACCACTTCATTTGTAGATGGTAAGTTAGTTGTCAAAGATGGCGTAGATACCTTAACTGGTGAGCAAGCACAAACAGCTATTAACCTTGCTTTGAATACTGGTGCATTAACAGCGACTGAGTACAAAAACCTAACTGGTGCATTGGCTAGTGCTAAGTCAATGGATGATGTTTATAAAGCATTTGGTACACCACAAGCAGTAGCAGCGTTAGACCCTAACTATGGGTTTCAGTTAGGTGTAGGTAAGACACTAGAGCAAGCACAAGCAAACTCTGTTGGTGTACAGGCATTGGTTGACCAAGCTGCTGCTGCCAATGGTGAGCGTTTACCTGCTAACTTTTCTGTAGGTAACTTAGCTAAAACTGCTGGTGTTCCATTTCAATTTGGTCAAGAGACTTACGACAAGTCTTTTATGACTGATGCTAATCAAAAGATAAATACATTAGCAAAAACCCCAACATCTACGTTTAACTTTAACCCTGCAAACATTTATCAAGCACCAATTACGGCAGGTCAGATGCGTGAGTTGTTTCCGTCATTTGCTGAATCCAAGCGTTTGGCTCAAGGCTTGATAAATCAACGTCCTAGTACACAAAGCATTGTTAACATGATTCAAGGTTTGCCAGCAGATAACACTCTTGGACTAAACACCATGCAAAAGAATGTAGTTGGTGCGCCTACTTCATTGAATAATGTCTTAGGCTTAATTGCTAAGTGAGAACAGAATGAACTATCAAGAACTGGTTAGTTTAGTTGGTGGAAGTAATCCACAGGCTGCCTCATATCAGGATATTGTTTCTGGCATACAGAGCCAGTATCGTCCACAGACGCAGTTTGCACCTACCACTTCATTGTTAGACATGATTGGTAACCAATTGCCAGAGCAACCAAGAATTGCTTATGGCTCATTGTTACAGGCACAACCAAGAGTTTTGCCCACACCAATGACTCAGGTAAAAGCAGCAGACACTATTGCTAGTGTAGATTCTGGCGTATTCAATCTTGGAAACTTGGATACAGGCAAGATTACTGGTAACACAGCCATTGATAACACTCTGGTTTATAACAATGACTTCACTAAAAATACTGGTGGAACTATTGGAAATATTACAGCAGGTGATGTGGCAAAAGTTGGAGGTGTAATAGCACCGATAGCTGCTTTGGCTGGTAACTCAGACCTAGTTAAAACAGCAGTTGCACTAAACCTAATTGGGTCTGCTGCTGACATTAAAACAGAGCAAGATGTAGTTAACTTGGGCACAAAGATAGCGATGTTGGCAGCAGGGCCATCTGGTAATCTGTTAGCCGCAGGTCTTGGTTTAGCTACTAACAATACTCCAATGACAGCCAATGCTTTACTCGGATTAGTAAACCCAACTTTAGGAATTATTAACAGTATCGCTAGTAATTTAACTGATTACAGTTTTGGCGACATTGTTAATGGCTTGTTAAACACCCCAGAGGGAACTGTATCTGAGTATGGTTTATTGGGTGCTGCTAATCTAGCTAATACTGCTGACGCAAGCAGAAGAAGGGCGGGTGATGCCTTTGACAGCCTTGATGCAAACCAACAACGAGTATTGTCTGAACTTTATGATTCATACCAACGTGACGCTAATAGAGGTGGTTTTGACTTAACTGGAAGTTACGACTTTAGAAGTGGCTCTGGTGGTGGTAAATTAGTAGATGACAACTCACAAATTCAATATGCCTACTGATAAACACCTGTTGGCTCAATGGGCTAAGAACTTACTAAATGATGACTTTTTCAAAGAAGTTATAGATAACTTGAAAAATCAGCAGATTAGTGTGATAATTAACACAAGTGCAGAAGAATGTGATAGACGTGAAGACGCTTATCGGCACATTAAGTCTATTGAATTGATTACAGGACACCTAGAAGGTTTAGCCTCGGAAACTGTGATTAAAGAGAAGAAGTGGAAGATTCTGTAGGGTTTACCCTACCCTCCGTCCAGAAGGTTTCTGGCGATTATTGAGATGACAAATGGAAAACACCAACCCTAATGGGAGTGAAAGCCTAGATGTAAACCAAGCCGCTTCAGCGTTTGAGGGCATGATGGGTGATTCTGAGGAAGCTGACAACAGCCAAGCCGAAGGTCAACCAGAGTACCAACAAGAGACTGATG